AAGCCCCAAAACGAGTCAAGAAGCCACGAACATGACGAATAAGGTCACAGATGGTCACGTTATGCCTGCACCAGCCTTAAAACGGCTGCAAACGGTTTTGGGTAGGGACACAAATACCGTTTTTGGCATTTCTACGCCTAGAATCCACACACCACTTAACGATTTGCCTTCACGCGGCCATGAATTGATTGATTTGGCGGCTGACCTGGACATTTCCTTGATGGAATGGCAAAAATTCATGCTTATTCACTCTCACAAAATCAAAAGTGATGGGCGGTGGGCTACCCCGTTAAATATCTGCACCGTTGCCAGGCAAAATGGAAAGTCATTTTTGCAGCAAATTAGGATTTTGGGCGGTCTTTTCCTATGGGAAGAACCGTTGCAAATTGGGTCAGCGCACCGCCTAGCAACAAGCCTGGAACAATTTAGGGCATTAATTTCACTTATTGAAGCAAATGACAGTTTGGCAAAAAAGGTCAAGCGTGTGCGGTGGGCGCATGGGGCGGAAGAAATTGAAACCTTGCATGGTACGCGCTTTATGGTCAAAGCAGGCGGGTCAGCCGCACGCGGTGTGTCCCGACCTGAAACCGTACACCTGGACGAATTGCGCGAACAGACCGACCTTGAAAGTTTTGCCAGTCTACGTTACACCCTTTTGGCCGCGAAAAACCCAATGGTCATGTGTTACACCAATGCGGGTGATTCTGCAAGCGTAGTTTTGAATTCTTTTCGTGACCGCGCGCTTGCAAAAATTGCAGGGGCGGAAGACGAAATTGGATATTTTGAATGGTCAGCCCCGACTGACGAAATCAGCGTTGAAAATGCCAGGCACGCTAATCCTGCAATGGGCGTGACAATCCATTCCGACAACATTAAAAGCGTTTTGAATGACCCGCCTGACGTTGTCATGACTGAGGTGTTGTGCAGGTGGGTAATTGCCATTTCCAGCGCGGTTGACTCAGGTTCGTGGGCAAAATGCCTGGACAAGTCTGTTGACCTTGACCCTGACAAATTGACATGGCTTGCCGTTGATTTATCACCCGACAGAAAAAATGGAAGTTTGGTTGCCGCGCAAAAATTGGGTGATGAAACGTTTGTGGTCAAATTGCTTCACACCTGGTCAAATGCCTTGCAGTTAGACGACAGGGCAGTTGCTAATGATTTGGCAGATTATGCGCGCAAGTATCCGACCGAATACGTTTTGTATAGCCGTAAAACTAGCGGCGCGGTTGCCGCACGCCTTGCACCTGCTGGAATTCCAATTTATGACATGGACAATGCCTATCCACAAAGTTGTGACGAACTTTTGTCGGCAATAAATTCAGGCAGGCTCAAACATAGGGGGCAAGCCCAACTCACGGACGAAATTTTGTCTGCCGTGCAATTGCGGCGTGGTGACGGCGGTTGGGTTATTGGAAGACGTGCCAGCGCAAAAATTGTTTGTGGCGCGGTGGCAACTGCCTTGTTGACGCATTTTGCGACACGCCCAGTCAATGACCTTGACATTATGGTTGGGTGAGAGTAAAAGTCTGACACAATTTCTGCATGGGATTTTCTGATTTATTCACACGGGCAAAAGTAACGGCTGCCGTTCCAGCCGATATGCAGGAAGTTGACGCGTCTAGTATTGCGCCATATTACAGTGAAATAGGAAATCTCTTTTTATTTGGTGGAATAGTCAATGCTTCACGCGCTGAAGCCATGAGCGTGCCAACCGTTGCGCGTGCGTTAGGTATTGTTCAAACCATTGCTTCATTGCCAATGCACACCCGCAATCAGGCAACGGGCGAAAAAATATCGCAACCGCGTGTTATTAATCAGCCCGACCCAAGAATTCCAGGCGTTACATTTTGGGCGTGGATTATTTCAGATTTATTTTTTTTCCCGACTGCTTATGCTTACGTTAATGACAGGTATGCCGATACGGGCAGAATTAGGGCAATGGAAAGAATTGCACCTGAACGCGTAACAATCCAAACCAATGGCGTTGGGTATGAAATCGTTTCTTATTCAATTGACGGTTCATTTGTTGACCCTGCAAATTTGGTTGTCTTCAATGGCACGCAGGAAGGGTTGCTCAGTCGCGCTGGTCGCACAATAAAGGCAGCGGCGTCCCTGGAACGTGCGGCAATGAATTTTGCTAACGAACCAATCCCACAAATGGTTTTGAAATCAAATGGCACGTCATTGCCTGCTGACCGCGTTTCAAAATTGTTAAGTGCTTGGAAAACGGCGCGAGCGTCCCGCTCAACGGCATTTTTGAACGCGGACGTCACGTTGGAAACAATTGGTTATGACCCACGCAATCTTCAACTCAATGAAGCCCGAAACTACGTCAGTTTAGAATTAAGCAGGGCTTGCAATTTGCCTGCCTACTTCACAGACAGTCAACAGTCCAGTTTCACTTATGCAAACGCATTAGACAAACGGCGTGACCTTGTTGATTTTGCTTTCCGGAATTACATGCACATAATTGAGGAAAGACTTTCATTTGGAGATTTTACCCCTGCTGGCAATACAGTGAAATTTGATTTAGACGATTTCTTGCGCGGCAATCCATTTGAACGTGCGCAAGTTTATGAAATCTTGAACCGCATTGGCGCAATGAGCGTTGATGAAATACGTGAGGAAGAAGACATGTTGCTATGAAAAAAGTGATAACACCAATGCTCATCACGGCTGCTGATTCAAACAGTCGCACAATCACAGGTCGAATTGTTACGTTTGAAGAAACTGGCAACACGTCAATTGGAAAAGTGCAATTTGCAACCAATTCAATTTCACCTGAACCAGTCATGTTGAATTTGGAACATGACCGCACACGGCGCATTGGCAAAACATTGTCCATGACTTCAGACGAAAAAGGAATTGAAGCGGTTTTCAAAATTATTGAAACGACCGCAGGCAATGACAGTTTAGTTGAGGCAAGCACGGGAATGAGAGACGGCTTCAGTGTCGAAGTAATGTTTGATGAATACGAAACACTTAAAGATGGCACAATTCGTGTTTTGAAAGGGGACTTGACTGGTGTTGCATTGACCAGCGAACCTGCAATCAGGTCAGCGCGTGTGGCTGAAGTGGCTGCAACAGAAGAAAATGAAATTTCAGATTCAACAACTGAACCTGAAGAAATACCAACTAACAAAGGGGAAGACCAAGTGGAAGACACCGTCAAAGACGCTTCAACCGCCGAAACGGTAGAAGCCGCACAGTCAGTAACCGCTGCTGCTCACGCAGTAGGTGGCTACAAAACCAAACCACGCATTGAAATTACTGCTGCAAAATATCTTGAAAACAAGGTGCTTGCCGCATTAGGTAATGAAGACGCGCGCCAATATGTTATGGCAGCAGATAACAACACGACAGATTCAGCGGGACTTGTTCCAACACGTCAATTGGCTGAAGTAATTAATGGACTTGCAACAACAATTCGTCCAAGCATTGACGCCATTTCTCGTGGTGCATTGCCTGACGCTGGAATGACATTTGAAATTCCAAAAATTTCCGTTGTTCCAACCGTTGCACAAATTAATGAAGGCAGCGCATTTTCTGATACAAACATGGAAAGCGCATTTCTTTCAGTGGATATTAAAAAATTCGCAGGGCAACAAAATTTTACGGTGGAATTATTGACTAGAACTTCGCCATTATTTTATAACGAATTACTTACTAACATGGTTGCAGCCATGGCTAAGGCGCAAAACGCTTATGTCAATTCAATCCTTGTTGCAAATGCAACAGTTGATGGCACAACACTTGCAGCACTTCCAACGGCTTCCGAATTGCTTGGATATGTTTCACGTGGCGCGGCTTCAGTTTATTCAAACACCACTGGTTTTGCCCGTAACATAATTATGGGTGCAAGCCAATGGGCAAACACAATGTCACTCAACGAAAATGGGAGACCAATTTATTTGGCAAGCCAGCCTTCCAATGCGGGCGGCGCGGTTCGTCCCGATTCATTGCGTGGCAACGTTGCGGGACTTGATTTGTACGCTGATTTTGCTTCACCTGGTGGTTCAGATGATGGTTCACTGCTTATTGTGAATCCTGCTGCATACACATGGTATGAAGGCACACAATATCAATTGCGTGCAGAATCAACTGCTGATGGTTCAATTAATATTGGCGTTTATTCATTTGGTGCGGTCGCAGTTAAACTTGCAGGCGGCGCATTCCGTAACAACAAGTAAAAAAACAATCATGCGGCAGATTCTCCCGATTCTGCCGCAGCAGTAGAAAGGAAACGGACATGCCAAACATTGTCACCGCGGGTCAATTGCGTCAGGTGCTTGGTGTGTCCGTTTCACTTTATTCAGACGCCTATTTGGAAGAAATTATTAACACCAGTGAAGACGTGATTTTGCCAATGCTTGTTGCAAACGTTTCAGCAGTTACGGCTTACGAATTAAAAACAGACGTGGCTTATTACTACACCCAACGCGCTCACCATTTTGTTGAAGGTCAAAGCGTCATAGTTACGGGATTGCCCGCGCCATTCACTGCAACCGTTACAGTGGGCGACTTAATTGGTGTTCATTTTTTTACGGCCGCAATTGTTTCAAGTGACGTGACATTGCGTGAAATTATTCCAAACGGCAAGGCAACGTTATCAGGCTATTCAGCCGCACAAATTTATGCTTCAACGCCTGCAATTGAATCAGCAATTTTGGCAGTCAGCGTTGAAGTCTTTCAATCACGCGTTGCAGCAGGTGGACAAATTGAAGGTGTGGATTTTACCAGCACGCCCTACAGAATGGGCAGAAGTTTGACCAATAGAGTGTCCACATTATTAATGCCGTACCTTGACGTTGAAACGGTTTGTCAATAATGCCAGCGTCAAGCATTGCAGGAACACGGGCAGCCCTGGCAAATTCATTTTCAGCCTTGCAAGCCAGCGTTTATGAATCCGTGCCTGAATCACCAATTCCACCTGCCATTTGTATTTTGCCAGGTTCACCATATATGCAAGTTGTCTTAATTAATAATTCAACAACAAAGGTTCAAATTAATTTTGTCATTAGCGTCATTGTCGCGTCCAATAGCAATGCAGGTTCATTAGATAACTTGGAAAAACTAATAATCGGAATTCTTGCGGCAATGCCCGCAGGATATGAGTTGGGAACGATAGAAAAGCCGACAGTGTTGGAAGTGGGACAAAGTCCAATGTTGGTGGCTGACATAAACGTTACAACCTATTACACGCAAACGAACTAAGGAGAAAAAGAAATGGCAACAACAGTCTTAACTGGTCGTAACATTTCGTTGTCTTTCACAGGTGGAACAGACATTGAAGCCCAAGCGACCAGCGCAGTTTTAACAAAAACATTTGACCGTCAGACATATCAAACACTTGATGGGGAAGCCTATTTTGTGACTAATGTTGAAGCGGAATTTGTTTTGGAAATGCTTGCGGATTGGGGCAAGGCAAACAGCGTGTGTGAAGCAATTTGGACTGCTTGCGACACCACACCAAACGGCACGGTCACAGTTACAATGGAAGCGACAACAGGCGCGGAATTTGTATTTGACGCATTGTTGAATTATCCAAGCGCGGGTGGTGCGGGCATGGACGCTCAAACCGTAACGTTCACTTGGAAGGTCTACCAAGGCGAAGTCACAGAAACATTCTAAAACCTAGAATCGGGAGAAAAGAAAATGAAACTACCAATCACAATTGAATTCAACAATGGCGAGCAGGCAACTTATATTGCCGCCCCGCCTGAGTGGGTACGTTGGGAGAAATCAACGGGCAACACCATTGCCCAAGCCCAAGACAAAATTGGCATTTCAGATTTAGTGTTTTTGGCTTATCACGCCATGCGGCGTGAAGCGGGCGGCAAACCAGTTAAACCGCTTGAAGCCTGGACAGATAGCATTTCTGAAGTCATTGTGGGTGAAGAAAGCCCAAAAGTTATCCAGTCGGAAGCCTTGCAAGAGTAGTTTGGGAACTAGCCCTGGCAACGGGGTTAGCCCCAAACGAATTTGAAACCGCTGAAGACATTTTGACCGTGATTGAAATTTTGGAAGGGCGGAACAATGGCAAATGAAGTGACCATTGGTTATGACAAGCAGGAATTGCGCGCCATAATTGGTTCATTCAAAGCAATGAATGAAGAAGCCACTGCCCAAGCAAAAAAAGAAACTTCCGCCCTGGCCGAATGGGTCAAAGGCAGAATTGTCACGGCGTCACGGGGTACGCGCAATTTGGTTGACAATAGAGTTGCCGAAGGCGCAAAGGTTTCCAAGTCGTCCAAGATTGGCGAAATTTCATTTGGTTTTGCTGGTCAGAAATTTAGCGGCGGGGCAACGACCCAACAGGTATGGGGCGGGGCTGAATTTGGTTCAAATCGTTGGAAACAATTTCCAGTTTGGTCAGGGCGTGAAGGGCGTGGGTCACGGGGCTGGTTTATTTACCCAACCTTGCGCGCTGCCCAACCTGAAATTGTAAAACGTTGGGAAGAATCTTTTTCAAAAATCATAAGGGAGTTTAACTAATGGCTGGCAGTCGCACGCTCAAACTCTCAATTCTTGGTGACGTTTCTGACCTAAACAAATCCTTAAAGCAGGGCAGCGCAGACGTTGACACGTTTGGCGACAAGATTGGCAAGGCTGGCAAAATGATTGGCGCAGCGTTTGCTGCTGCCGCTGCTGCCGCCGCCGCCTATGCAATCAAAATTGGAATTGATGGCGTTAAAGCAGCCATTGAAGATGAAAAAGCACAAACCCAACTTGCCCTTGCCTTAGAAAATGCAACGGGTGCAACAAAAGGGCAGATTGCAGAAACTGAAAAACAAATTCTTAAAATGTCATTGGCAAGTGGTGTTGCAGATGATGATTTGCGCCCAAGCCTGGCACGTTTGGCACGGGCAACAGGGGACACCGAACAAGCACAAAAATTATTGGCAATGGCAATGGACATTTCCGCTGCTACGGGCAAGCCACTTGAAACGGTTTCAAATGCCTTGGGAAAAGGTTTTGAAGGTAACACTGCCGCGTTGGGCAAACTTGGAATTGGTCTATCTGCTGCCGAATTGAAAACAATGACATTCACGGACGTCCAGGGCAAATTGACGGATTTGTTTGGCGGTGCAGCAGCGGCAAACGCTGAAACCTACGCAGGCAAAATTGCACGCATGCAGGTGGCATTCAATGAAGCAAAAGAAACCATTGGTTTTGCCTTGTTGCCTATTTTGACAAAGTTAATGGATTTTATTAATCAAAATGCACTGCCTGCAATTGAAGCATTTGCGGGTGCTTTCAGTTTGACCAATGGACAGGGCTTGGGCAAGATAATCACAGACGTTGTCAATGTTGTCCGTGACGTTGCTGAACCAATTTTTGAAGCCTGGATTGTAGTTTTTGATAAGTTAAAAAAAGTTATAGTTGACAACAAAGACAATTTTCAGGCATTTTATGACGTGGTTAAATTCCTTGCACCCATTCTTGGAACGGTAATTGGGGCAGCCGTCACGGTCATTGGTGATGTCGCGGAAGTTGTTTTGGCTATATTTGCAAAAGTTTTAGGCGCATTGAAACCTTTAATCAATGGGGCAATTGATGGAATCAATGCAATTATTACTGCTTACAACAAATTACCATTTGGTGACATTTCTTTAATTCCTAAAATTGGGGGCGGCGGTTTTGCAACAACAGGGACACCTGGTGCAATTTCAGGCGGCGGGGCAAAAACAGGAACAGGAACAGGAACAGGAACAGGCACGGGGGGGACAGGCGGGGCGGTTGCAGCAGCGGTGGCAGGGGCGGTCACTGCTGGTGTCAAGGCTGGTGCTGCCGTCGCTGCTTCCGCCATTACAGGTGACAAAGGCGGGACAATAGGCAACATTGGTGAAGCCATGTTTGCAATACGTCAACGGGAGACAGGTTTTGCAGTCCCAACAGTTCCAAGCAGGGGTGGTGGTTTTACTGATTCGCAAAATGCAGCCCGACTTGCAGCAGCGGCGCAACCCACAATCAACATAACGGTTAACGGCGCAACCAATTCTGAAGACGCTGCCCGCGCAATGATTGACACACTTAATCGTTCAACGTATCGCGGCACGGGCGGGTCAAGTAATTTGGTCACAATATGACCATTTGGAATCCTATTTGGAAAGTTGAAATTGATGGTGTCCCATACACCACGGCAATTTTGGCAAACTTAATCATTCGCAGCGGGAGAACCAATATCTATGAACAAGCCCAAGCAGGTTTTTGCACCATTGAATTAATTGACACCACGCAAACGGCAATCCCCGTTTCAATTAATTCAACAATTGGCATTTCAGTCAAAGACAGTGCAGCGGCGTTTGTTCCTATTTTTGGTGGCAACGTGGTGGACATTGCGTTGGAAGTGCGGGACGCAGGTCAAATTGGCTTCAGCCAAACTTACTCAATCACGGCACTGGGTGCATTAGCGCGTTTGCCTAAAGCCCTGACAGATGGTGTTTTGTCCGAAGATTTTGACGGCGACCAAATTTTTGAAATTCTTCAGGACGTACTATTTGCAACATGGGCTGAAGTATCAGGGGCAGAAACTTGGGCAACTTATGACCCAACAATTACTTGGGGAGACGCTGAAAATAATGGATTGGGTGATATAGACAGACCAGGCAATTATGAATTGGCGGCACGTGGTTCAGACCGTACCAACGTTTATGCCTTAGTTTCAGCCTTAGCCACTTCAGGTTTGGGTTATATTTTTGAAGACGCACAGGGGCTCATTGGGTATGCCGATTCGACACACCGCACCACCTATTTAGCAACGCAAGGTTATGTTGATTTAGACGCAAACCACGCACGGGCGGCAGGCTTGCGAATTGAAACGCGGGTGGGTGACGTGCGCAATTCCGTGACTATTAAGTACGGGACAACCAGCCAATTTGAAGAATCAGCAACAGACGCGGCTTCAATTGTGCAGTACGGTCAACTTGCCCAAATTATTAACACCACCATAAAGCACGCGGCAGACGCCCTTGACCAAGCCCAATTCTATTTAACCCTACGCGCCCAACCGCAGCCCATTTTTAGTGAAATTACATTTGACCTGACAAACCCTGAAATTGATGACGGCGACCGTGACAACTTAATTAGCGTTTTTATGGGTGAAGCCATTGCCCTGGTCAATTTGCCGTTGAACATGAATTCAGGCACATTTCAAGGTTTTGTCGAAGGCTGGTCATTTAGGGCAGGTTTCAATGAATTGTCCGTCACATTGCTATTGTCACCCATTTCCTATTCATTACAAGCAATGCGTTGGAATGACGTGCCAATAACAGAAACGTGGGCAAGCGTGTTGCCGACATTAGATTGGGAAAATGCCACAATAGTGGCTTAGAAAAGGGGAACAAATGACAAATCCAACAAGCAATTTTGGCTGGCAAATGCCGACTTCGACCGATTTGGTCACGGATTTGCCCGCAGATTTTGAAGTTTTTGGACAGGCAGTTGACACTGATTTTGTAGATTTATTAGGCGGGACAACGGGACAAATTTTGTCAAAAACAAGTGCCACTGATTTGGATTTTACTTGGATAAATAACGACCAAGGTGACATAACTGGTGTGACGGCTGGCACGGGAATTAGCGGCGGCGGCACTAGCGGAACAGTTACGGTTTCAATTGACACTGCCGTAACTGCTGATTTAAGCACGGCACAAACGTTGACAAATAAAACATTGACTTCACCTGCATTGACAACACCAACGATAAGCACGTTGACAACAAATGGCGATTTGCTTTATGGCACGGGGTCAGGTGCATTAGCACGCCGCGCAATTGGTTCAACGGGTAATGTGCTTACAGTTTCAGGTGGAATTCCCGTATGGTCTGCACCCGCAGGTGGCGGCAAGGTGTTGCAAGTAGTCAATTTTGTGGGTGGCACCGCAACAACAACTTCATCAAATAACAATAGCGACACAGGTTTAACTGCAACAATAACCCCAAGTTCTGCTTCATCAAAAATCTTGGTGGCTATTCACCAAAATGGAATGCAGAAATCGGCAGGCTCAGCGGATAACTGCATGTCTATTTTCTTATATCGCAACGCCGTTAATATCACGGCCGTTGATTTCGCGGGCGCAAAAACTGCGACTGCCTTCGAAATCGGTTATGGAACTTTTTCATTGTCGTATTTAGATAGTCCAGCCACAACAAGTGCGACAACATACAAAACACAATTTAGAAGCCGCGGAAATACTGCGTCTGTTACCGTTCAAAGTAATAATGCTGAGTCTTACATTACTCTAATGGAAATTGGTGCATAATGAATCAACACGAAAAAATCGTAAAAGCACTAAACGACATTGCACCTAATACAGAATGGACAATTTCAGGAGATGATTTAGATAATTTAGTGTGGTTTGATAAATCGCCTAGACCAACAAATGAGGCTCTTGAAGCCGCTATTGCTAACCCTTTACCTGAACCTGAACCCAGTGTTGCAGACAAACTTGCCAGCGTTGGATTATCGGTTACTGACCTAAAACAAGCACTTGGGTTATAAGTGGAACACTTGACTAAAAATGTTTCCTGAAAATACTGCCGCAAAATTGCTTGAAGTTGCAATTGCAGAAGTTGGAACGGTTGAAGAAGGCGACAACCTAACCAAATATGGCAAATTTACAAAGGCAGATGGATTGCCCTGGTGTGGCAGTTTTGTCAATTGGTGTGCTGCCCAAGCAGGCGTCAAGATTCATTCAGTTGTCGGCACTTCTATTGGGGCGCATAAATTCAAGGAAATGAACCGTTGGTCAAACATTCCACAATTGGGTTATTTGGCGTTTATGGATTTTCCGCATGATGGCGTTGACAGAATTTCACACGTTGGAATTGTGGTTGGATTAATGCCTGGCAATCAGTGCATGACCATTGAAGGCAACACCAGCGGCACGGGCGACCAACGCAACGGTGGCATGGTAATGGTCAAGGTGCGCAATTATGGCGAAGGAAAAGAAATTCTTGGGTTTGGAATACCCAAGTTTGTTCCGCACAAAGGCGACTTTCCAAAAGTTGCACTTCCACAATCGGGAGAAAAACCGAAAAAGGGGAAAAAGAAATGACACAATTCAAAGCGTTAGCGGCTTCATGGGCAAGAAGTAGTGTTGCTGGAATGTTGGCCGTTTATTTAACAGGGAATCAAAATCCCAAAGATTTGGCAATGGGGTTAGTTGCTGGAATAGTGCCAATGCTTGCGCGTTGGGCAAATCCTAAAGACGACCTTGGTTTGAAGAAGTGAGTGTGGGCGAATGGACGGCGGTTGGTGGACTTGTCATTGCGGTGCTGACTGCCGTTTATTCGTCAACCCGATTCATGGTGAAGTCAATCATGCGGGAATTGACCCCGAACGGTGGCAAAAGCCTGAAAGACCAGGTCAGTCGAATTGAACAAAGACTTGACACCCTAATTTTGGAAATGGCATTAAGAAAAAGCGACTAAGACACGCCCAAAACTACGCTGGAAGGTTGATTTTGTCAGTGTTATGCCCCACCCTTTATTCAGGCGGCAATTTCGCCGCTTAGAATCGGGAGAATCTAAAATGGTTGTTGATTTGTTAGACGGACAAACAGTTTTGCGTTTGGTGCTTATTGGGATTTTATGCGTCATGTTCAGTGCAGTCGGTTATGCACGCGGACACAAAGACGGAAGCCGTGAAGGTTTTACACGCGGGCGGGCAGTAAGCCGTCACGCAAGCAGGGAAGTGAAATAAATGGGCTTCCTGGACAACTACGAAGCAAGCCGCGCACGCCTTGAACGCTGGTGGTTAACTTACCCAACTGGACGCATTGAAACCCGCATTGTTGAATTTAGTGCGGAAAAAGGGTTTGCATTGATTGAAGCAAAAGCATTTCGAAATGCGGAAGACATTTTGCCTGCTGGCATTGATTTTGCATTTGGCTATCAAGCCGCATACGGAAAAAACATGGCACGTTGGTTTCTAGAAGATACGACAACAAGCGCAATAATGCGCGTGCAACAACTTGTCATGGGCGGGGCTGAGAGAAGCACGCAGGAAACAATGCAACAGGTAGAAAACCTTTCTGCAAAAGAAA